GTTTTACTTTTTTTAGCAATTTGTGCATTAGGCGTTTCTATTCCACCCTTGTTAGTGTAGAGATTTATTTGTGGATCTCTTGGTACCGATGGTTTCGCATCGGGCGGTTTCAATTTGCGTGCAGCCTTAGGCGCAGTGACGCGGGGAGCCTTTCCTCCCATCTTCTCAGCACGCGGTACAAGACTCTGGGTAGATTTCGAGATGGCGGTTGGTCTCATATAATCCAAAAAGTTCGGAGGATCTATAATGAAATACCCTTTTTCCTTATGTACTATGACAATCTTATCCAAGTCTGAAAGTATTACAGCTGGATCAAAGGCAGAGTTAAAAATTTCCTTTACGCCAGGCCCGCTTATTTGATTCTTGTCTATCTTATTAAGTTTCAAATTAGATAGAAAAATATGAGTAGCAACATTCGACAAGAATTTTGTTTGTGCTTCACCTGAGAGTTTCATGACAATCTTCATCAGATATCTCACATCGGCTGCATCGAGGTCCTTATTCAAGATATCTACCTGTTCTGCACCTTCCCCGGACCCTATGGAAATTTTTACCTTTTGCTTACTATCTTCTTGAGTTTTCAAAAGAGAGTGTAGTGTGTCGGCAATTCGAGAAAAATCCGATGGTGTCTTTGCTTCCCCTGATAATGTCATCCCCATAAGTCCAAGCGGAATGTTTCCTTTATTCACAGATGGAAGTGCGATCTCTACGAATTTTCTGAACTCCTGTTCTGACATGCCATGATTCTTCAGGACCTCTCCAAGCTTCTGTCCGGATGCGTCTATCTCATCTAGAGAATCTTTGATCGCTTCTGAAAAACCCATAAAGAAATTCAATGTCTTTTGTGCTGCCGCTTGACCTGAGGCTTCTATTCTAATAGGTCCGTATTCTTTTACTTCCCATTTCTCACCATCGACATCGAGGTCATAAGACTGCGTACCAACTATGTTTCCAATTTTCTTTCCTCGAATTTCAAGCTCTGCCGCCAGTTTTGTTTCGCCTCTACCAGCACTGCTTTTACCATTTGCTGGATCAAATGGAACTGTATCTGTGGCAGGTGTCCATGGATTCCATACATTTTCTTTTACAGGAGTATGTTTTTGTTTATCGATACCAGACAGACCTAGGTTACCCTGTTCACCTGCTTCATCAATAACGGGTTCGTCTGTTACTACGTTTGCAGTTCCTCGATGAAATGGTTCTGAAAACTTGCTGTATAATTGATCATCTACATTTTTACCTTTCTTGCTTGCTGTAGACCATTGTGAACTACCAGCTTTCATTCCTGTCCCTGATCTACCAAGTCCGGTGAAAGCATCCTCAAACAGTTTTTGGAACACGTCCACTATCACGTCCTCCGTCTTCAGCTTCGGAGGTTGGGCTGTAGACGTAGAATCAGATCTGCCAAGATCGTTTATTACGTACTTACCTCCCCTCTTCATTATATTTCCGCTGTGGAAATCTACGAACTCTATTCCTGCCGTCTTGAGGTCTTTCATGATACCAGGAAGGTTAAATCTTGTCAATGTTTCTTCTACATCCTTAGCGAGCTGATCATGATCTTCATTTCCTAATAGATTATTTGCCGGTGCGAGCTTGTCGGGAGCTTTATAATTCTTATTAAATGGTGAAGAAGGTTGTGTTGTTCTTATCCGCGCCGGTTTCGTAGATTGAGAATCTTCTTCTTGCGCTTCGTTCTTATGTGCAGATGGTATAACTTTGGTCTTTATAGCGTTCATCAGACCTGGCCAATCTCCTTGTTTTATAAAGGACCGTGTAATAGACTTGTAATCTGGATCCATAGCATATGCAATAGACTCATCAAACTCTTTAGCCTCTTCCTGTGAAAGTGGAATAAGTTTTTCAGTGACTATCCCGTACAGCGGTCCGGAAAGATTACCACGCCGCGCGCCCATAGGGTTCTCTGGTGCTTGTTTTTCTAGATCAAAGCGGAACACGTCATAGATGTGAACAATACTCTCTAATGATTTTCCTTTGATGCCAAATGATGTGACAGCTTCAGGAGTATCAGTCGTAACCTTGAGAACAATGTTTCCACCAACATCATATGCAACGCCATCTTTTCCCTGACCTAGAGCCCTACGTCGCTTTACATCGATAGAACGTGGGCGATGATTGAAAAGAGCTTGCTGGTTGTCATCTAGGATGTCTTCTATATCGGCCGGAGACATATGCGAACCCAGAGCTTCTTTCACTGGTTGTGCGCCAACTGTCGAGACATTTGAAGACTTCTTAGTAGGTTGATTTGCAGCGAGTTCTTTTTTCATTTGAATATATAATCTTTCAAACTCTGCTGGATTCGAAACAAGGTGAGGGTCCATCATTTGCTTTACAGAATCCTCATCATCATTTGCCAAAGCTTCTCTTACTCTTGTTCCTGAGATCCTATCTGCATCATCATCATTCTTAACTCCTGGCAGAGCACCGACTGTGGCAAGTGACGGGTCAAAGTAAACTTGTGATGTAGCGCCGACGACAGGTGATGAAGAGGCTTCTTTTTCTTTTGTTTGAAGAGCGTGGGCCATTTGTTTCTTTATATCTTCAACACGGTCCTCACCAACCAACACTTGAATCGCAGTATCTTTATCTAAAGTAGATTGCTTGTTTGTAATGATGTCAGAGATAACTCCTGGAATATAACCACTTCCTTTTCCTCCGAATTGTGCTTTATGTATTTCTACTTTAGACATAACATCTGGCAGTGACTTCTTCATTAAGTCTACGCGTGTCTCGAATGAAAAAGGATTCTTCTTATCTTTAGAATTGCCAGCTACGATGACAATTACCTTGTTGAATTTCTTGGCAAGGTCTCTAATGATGGTGGCATGACCTCGGTGAAACGGTTGGAATCTGCCCAATGTAACCCCTACCTGATCTGCATGTCCCTCTCTGAGTCCTTCGAGGACACTCTCAACCACATCTTCAAGGATAGGAGGAGTCGCTCCGGCAGACTGCGATGCTCCACCAAGATCTATAACCACGTAGTCAGATCCTCTTTTCATAATGTTGTCCACATGCACGTCACCATATTTTACCCCTGCCTTGTCAAGCTCCTTGAACATATCTGGTATCTTGGCCTTCTCAAGAGTATCGAACACTTTAGGCAGCATAGCTTCTACCTCTTCGCTACCACCGTTTTGTACATTTTTGGTCACCCTCTTCTTTAGCTCGTCCCATGGAGTATGCCAGATAAAGTTCACATAGTCAGGATTTTTTTGGCCGGCACCCATATCTGAATAGTTGAAGAACCTGGCGACAAGGTTGAATGCCCTTGTCAAAGCCGTCTTCTCTGTCGTAGACAACTGTGTCAGGTTCTCCTGGAGTATACCATACCATGTATCATTCGGTTCTGGAAACTGGAAGACGTCATAGATGTTCCCTATATGCTTAAGCTCCTTCCCCTTGATATGCATGCTTGCTTTGGCTTCTGACTGGTCCTCTGTCATCTTGAGAACCTGGTCACCGATGTCAAACGCGACACCGTTCCAACCAGACCCAAGGATCTTTATCTTCTTTACGTTGATGCCCCTCTTCTTGAGCTTCGGAACGTACATCTGAAGTATAGGAGCAACCTGCTCGCCCTCGATGTTTTCCTTCAGATCCTTCTCGAGGACGTCTGGCAGAATACCACCGTGAACATCTGAATATCCCAGGTCTGTTACAACCGGTGTCCCGTCAGATCGCTTCATAATGTTTGCAGAATGATAATCGGTGAACTCTATTCCACTCTTAAATAGTTCATCAACCATCTCATTCACCTTGTACTGCTTTAACAGGCGTATTCCTTCTGCGAAATCTTTCTGCATCTGAGCACCTTTGTCTGCTCCTATGCTGGTCAACTTTGTTTTGTAGATCCTGAGGATTAATTTTATCACTACCTCCCAGGGACCTGGAGCAGCATCAAGAGCATCGTACATGAATGTCTTTACGAATGCTTTGTTCAGTTCGGCCGCCTCACCTGTCGCCGCCGCCTGGATAGTATGTGACCCTGGTATAGGGGTGAGCTTCTCTTGAACTATACCGAATAGTCCTTCAGGCCCGGGAAACTTGAACACATCTAGAATGTTGACGACGTGATTGAGCTTCTTTCCTTTCATCTTTATCTTATTCGATGCGAGAGCCTCGTTTTCGTCTTCTGTAACTTTCAGAACGTTGCCATCGTCAAGAGCCAACGCGGTACCTTTTGTTCCGGTGCCGAGATGCTCTGGATTATCTGACAACTTGACGCCTCGAGCAAGAAGCTTTTCCCTGAACTTCGAAACTATATCAGTTGTACGCTGGACTCTCTTACCTGATCCGGACGCAGATCTCTCTGCTTCGTGGCTAGCAGAGGTAGCTTCACCCAATTCTTCTTCAGGTTGATCAGCGGCTAGTTTACCGAACCTTCCTGGCCCCATCATCAGTTTGAGAAGAGCAGTCCTCTTTGTCAATTCGCCACGCATCTTTTGTGCTTGATCAAGACCTTTGGTGACACCATTGAGAAAATCTTCCATACCTTTGAAAGACTCATCTGTCCTTGATTTTATGATAGGATCCATCTTGACAGTCTTGATAATGTTTCCTTCGTCATCCTTTACATGGTGGACAAGTTGCCCCTTCTTTTTGGAGTTCCACTTTGCACTGAGTTTATCAAACTCTTTTCTTATGCTAACGAGTTCCTTCTTGAATCCAGAAACAAAATCACCCTTCATTAGATCGTTCTTCTTGATATACTGAGACAGAAGATAATCGGCTCTCTTCTCTGGTGTGTTCGCAGCAGGTGGATATTTGATATCTGTTCCAAACTTCTTCAGTGTACTAACAAAGCTCTGCATCTTTGCAGCGGGTGCACCAACCACATTATCGGCAATGGCATTACGAAACTTCTGCATAATCCCGAATTCCCACTTGTCGCCAATCTTCACACCAGCATCCAACATCTTCCTATAGTTCCAGAGGAAATTGTTTAGTTTGGTGAAGTAATCCTTATCTACAAGCTTTGTCATGTCTCCTGTTTCAAGGTCGCGAAACACAAGTCCTTCAACATCCCCACCCTCTGGTCCGTAGACAGACTTTTGCTTACGCAGTTGCCCAATCAACTTCTTCTTGAGGGCTAGCTGAATATCTTTAAACTTCTTAAGCGAGGCATTATATGGAACTTTGCCGATAGCTTTTAACTTATTAGGTTCTAATTTCTTTAGTTCGTTATAAATTTCTGAAATGGAAGAGAACTCTTCCTTCACATCTACCATAACATCTTCTGGATTTACGATGCGTTTATATTCGAACTTCCATTCATCTTTGCCATCTGACAATTTTCCACCAGCGGCAGATGTAATGGCATCAACAATCTTCTTCCCTTCGGACTCTGGCACAACGCTTCCATCAGCCTTATGGACACCATGCACCATAATGACGTTGGGTCCATATTCTATTGAATTTGGTATTTTTGTATACAATACTTCGGCAACTAGAAACGCAATATCTTTTGGCCAGGCGCCGACAATCTCTTTTTCTTTTGAAGTGAGAGCTTGGTGACCAGCTTTCAAAGCCTGGAACATAGACTTATCACCATACTGAGAAGCATCTGTCTTCTTTGGACCGTTCTTTGACTGTGTCCACACTTTGCCATTTTCTACACCAAAGCTCACACGTGCAGAGCCATCGACCTTCTCAGATACTTCGAGCCCGCCGTTCAAAGGAAGGTCTTTATATTTCTCTAGGAAGCGCATGAATTCGTCTGGCTTCATATCTTCTAGATGCGCAATTCCACCAGGAAGATCGCTAGGTTTGTCGCCGGCAGCTTCACCAAGCTCACTTGGAACTTCACGCTTGGTAGATTTCATAAAACCCAAGTAGTATTCTTTTATTTTCGCCAACTCGTCAGGTTTGAATGAACGCTTTGTTTTGTCCCAAATTTTTTCGAATGGCTGACTAAGGTCTTTAACAGTCCACGGTTCAGAGCTTCCTTTTGAAATCAGAGAAACGGCGTGCTGAGGGTCCTGCATGTATTTCTTATCTGGGTCGTCCTTTCTAAAAATACCACGAGCTGGACTAACTGAGTGACCAGTTATTACGTTTATTATTGCGTTAACTATTCCGCGAACATGGACACCTGAATACTTTGATTCTTCATCTCCCGGTCCGTAATACTGAAACTGCGTCCATGCTTCTGGACCAATCATGAGATCTACCTGTGCAAATTTCCCAGTTTCCTTCCCTTCAGGATCCATCTGTGGGAACTTGATGCTTACTTCTCCTAGCCCCTTATTTGCTTTGAACTCAAGACCAAGCGACTTGATTATCTCTGCTACCTGATCGAGTGTCAGGTCTGTATCGAGACCCAGGTCTAGGTCTCCACTTGATACTTTTTTACCTGTGGATCCTATAGGCTTTACCGATTTGTACTTTATCTTAGATAGAACAGTGCTCTTGAAACTCTCTATGGTAGACGCAATATGCTCACGAGGTATCCTGTCACCATTGACGGCAGCACCACCCTCTCCTAGCATTCCATCCACAATATTACGAACAACTATATCCAATGGAGATTTTGGTTCAACAAAGTCTGGCAGCTGACTAATTTTCACAAGATCTGTTTTCTTTGCATCAAGCAAATCTGTGATAGTATCCTCAAGAACTGAGTCGATACTTGCATCATATTCTTTGTCGACTTCCTTCTCGTCGCCAAAATTAACTTTCATATCTGACGGAACTGGAAATCCCTGCGGACCTCTAAATCCCGCACCTTGAGTTTCATTTGGTGGGCGAAACTTCTGCTTGGACATAAGTTGCCTCTTGATTATTGATCAAACAAAATACCAATAAGTTGCTTAATACCCACACCAACACCACCAAGACCACCTGCAGCAGCAATGGCGGCAGCAATTTTCAGAAGAAACTTTACTTGTGTTACATGAGTCTTAATTGGTTCTATTTTTTCATCGATGGTTTTGACATCATCGTTCAACTTTTTCTCAAGAAGATCTGTTCGTCTTACATGTTCTTCCAATATAACTTGCTGTTTGCCGCTGGTGGTAGATAAGGTGTCGAGTCTCTCGTCTACCCTAACAAGAGTTCCTTTTACTTCTACCATATGAGCATCAAGATGATCCTTGAAAAGATCAAGTTTGGCTATCAATATATCGGCGTCAAGTTGTTTCTTTGGCATATCGGTAGTCCTTTATTTCACTCATCATAAAGTCTGCTTCCAAATTTTGGAGCAGGCATATTTGATTCTGTTTTTTCATCTCCTTTAGGAGCTTGATGACGTCCAAGAGCTTTGATTCTTTTATCTGGAGATGCGAGTCCACCGACAAGAGTATACACCGCAAGACGATCCTTGTCGTCCTCGTAGATGCCTCGATGCACCATTGCTTTACCAGTCATCATGGCAAGGGTATCTAATCCACCCTCGATGGCCCCCATGAGCCCCGGCGTCTGCTCAAAGATACTTTTACCACCAAGCACTATAGCTGCTGCATGGGTGGCAGTACGGAGATCGAAGCCCTCAGCTAGAAGTGTCTTTTCTAAGTTTCCCCTGATGGCAGAAGAAATGCCGTTCGCGTCTTTCAAGTCCTTTACCGACGTCACTCCCATTATCATACATCCTCCAGCTCGCATGATCGAACCATAATCAGCAGCATCGAATGTAGTATACGGGGTGTCTTTGGTAGGGATCAAATTGAAGACGTGGAATAATCCTGCCACTGTGGCATTAACAGTTGGCCAGAATTCCTTGACAGTAAGTCGCGGATACATCTTCTGAATTTTGTCGTTGTCGACGACAATGAGTGGACTGATTAGTTTCTCTGAGGCGTATTTGGTCAGAGCGCTTGCAAGGAACTGGGCATTGCGAGCAACGTTCGGTGAGGCACATTCCCCGTTTGTTGGTAGAGACATTACCACACCAACCTTCTGATCTACATTATCTACGCCCAATGATGTAAGAAGTTTCTTCGCTGTCTCAATTAGCACTAGACTCGAACCCCCTCCACTTCCACCACCAGCACCAAGACAAACGAAAATGTGATCTACACTACCGAACTTCTTCTTGATGAGCTCAAAAACTTGTTGTTGTGCATTGGCTGCTGCCTCTTCGCCAATTCTCATATCTTTTCCAGCACCTTGTTCGCCAGCCGGAATAAGAATCTTTTGTTCGTCTGGTAAACTTAAGCTAGCAAGATCTTGTTTCGCGGTATTAACGCAAATAGTCTTCTTATACCCCAGCCTGTAAAACGCTTCAGCGAGTCTTCCGCCTCCCTGCCCGGAGCCAATAAAAGCATAAGAAGCTGCTCCGAGTGATTCATCACGTACATCTTCTACATCGGAAGGTACTTCTGCTTCAAGCGGAATTTCTGGTAGATTCAAGTCAGACATTTTTCACTTCCTTTTAAGAAAACATTATCTAATTTTAAAGATCTCTGTCATTTTGGGTGAGCCTGCATCAGACACCCATTCTGCATTAATTCCAAGATATGTAGCAATTCGCTTACCGTTCACACGTGCTTCGAAACTTGCTTCGTGTTGTGGAGTTTCTAAAACATCGAACTTTACTTTATCAATTAATTGTGAGGGGAGTCCATCATTGACGCCACCGCGTTGTTTAGGAAATATATCTAGAAAAGAATCTGCAACATCTGGATGATCTTCCTTAAATTCTTTGAAACTTAATCCTTTTACACCTTGACTTCCTGGGAGACCGTGGCTTATTCCTGGCATTTGATTACCTCTTAGTTAGAAAAACATTTGTCATCTTCGGTACTTCATCGTCACCACAAACAGCTTTGTGACTCAGCATCGTATCTTCTTCATCTGGTATATATTTGTTCCCCATGTGAGCTTCTGTTACCATCAACTTATCCCATCCTACGGGAAGTCTAGCAAGCTTTCTTGCTGCCACTTGATCTACAACGTCTATTGTATAATCTGGTTTGAAATGGAAAAATTCACCATCTAGTTCACCAACAAATCCAGATTTTGCAAATGCCCTAAAGAGTCTGCTTTTTTCCTCTCTTGAGAGAGGATATTTTTCCACTTGAAGATCAACCACCGTAACATGTTTTCCATGCATGTCCATATCGGCAGCCATGTGAGGCATCTCTCTCATCCCTAATGGATCCATGTCATGGCGAATTTCACCAACCTCAAACCCCTCCGCACTATCGCTTTCATCTGTGTGTTTAGCCCAACGTTTCGCCATCTTAGGATGATGAACGAACATCCACTTTCTCTGAGCGTTAGACTTAAACGGCATTTACTGGCCCTCGAAAGTCTTCCCTGCAGGCTGATTGGCAGCTTCTTCTGCTGGCAGCGCTCCCTTAAACTTCTGTAGCATGTCTAGTAATGCCTGGGTTTGGGTGCTCATATTCTTTAACGCAGACCTGATCATAGGAATACGAGCCTTAATATACTCGGGCCAATCTGTGTCCTTCTTGTGTACATCGAGAAACTTCAGGAGGGCTGCCACTGACGCGTCGGTCTCGACGGCCATCTCTTTAGTCTGTGCTATCAGGTCTTCTGGCTTGTGAAGCTTCTTAATATCCACAGCTTCAGAGAACACCTGCATCATCTTTGGTGTGGTCATAGTTCGTTATGAAGACCCTTAAAGTGGAATTTGACTTGTCCAGACTTTGTAATAAGAATCTTTAGAGGATCGGGAATCTCTCTAAATGTGAGTGTAATCTCTTGGGCACCCGGAAGAATTTTTGATTTCGGTTCCATAGTTACACTCTGGATGGTCTTACCACTTACCTCGTCGGCAATTTTACCACCAGTCACATCAGCGGCATCCTCTTCATCTTCTGGATCTGCCACATCTGTTTCGAGATCTGCATCTGCTTTAGGTTCGCTTCCCACAGGAAGTTCAGGCGGATCCTCTTTGTTGTTTGGAGACGCCTTTTGAATTTCTTGACCGACGGATGGCTTAGTCGGGGTTTCTTCGCCCTTACCATCTGGTTTTTCTTTTTGCTTCTTTTCTGCTGAAGCATCTACAACCGCTGCAACCTTTTTCTTTTTATCATCTTTCGGAGCTTCGGTCATCTCACGAATGTGATTGACCAATTCTTCACGAATAATCTTCTCTAAAACAGATCTCTTAATCTTCATTAAATAACTCCCATGGACATAGAAAGGGCGGGCTTCACAGATTAAGTAGAGCGACTATTTCCTTTTAGTCTATGGTAGATGTTTTCTCGAGCTGACATGACCACATATCTGCCCAATGAACCAGAAGTGCAAGTCCAGGTTCTTTCATACGGTATCCCTTATTTGTCTCATCATATTGCCCATCATTCAACCTAATGGCAAGATATTCGTCGGAGGTGACCTCTATTCCGTTCTTCTGGAGAATATAAAGACCTCGTTCTGAGGTTGGCATCCAGACACAGTTTTTGTTAATCTCATAAAGCATACCTTTCTGCTTATGCCAATCGGATTGATTCGGAACGTAGTACTCTTCCTTTCCATCTCCTACCTTACCCAGATCATGAAATAGACCCACGAAAGCCACTGTGGCATCGTTATATTTCCCTGGGCATAGTGCCTTGACTAGTCTTCTCAAGTTCTTGACAACATTAAGAGAATGAACAAGTAATCCTCCGGGAAAGCAACTGTGGAATTCCTCCCTCGAGGATGCAGGAGCAACGAAATATGACTGCCCCACCTGACCATCCATCATGGCTTTCACGAGGCTCCGACGTGGTTCTGGCATAATCTCGACAAGGCTATTGAAGATACCTACCTCTGCCATCAACTCCTCAGCCGTCAGTTGCTTCTCCATAACTCTTTCCTTCCTTTTGTTTGACTACGAACCCTGTGATGGCCTCTATGAATTTTTTCATGAGACCAACGATGCCTTCTTCTTCTGGATGAACGTCTACAACTATTTCATCGTGAACAGTGAAGATTATCTTACTTTTAGAATCTTTATCTAGTTTATAAAAATGAAGCAATTGTAATGCTATCTTCAATGAAGCATTCAAAATAGACGAACTAAATGTCTGGGCGAATAGACCAATTATCTTTCCGTCATGATCTCTCTTATCGATGTCTATCTTATGACCGGCAGGTGTGACTACAAACCCTTCCTTTCTTGCCTTGTCACTTAGTTCCCTTCTAAATTTTGTAATGGGAGCGAACCTTTCATCTAGAACCTTTATCATCTCGTTCAATCTAGCCTGAGGTAGACGTGTGAGCTTTTGTAGTGTATCGATAGAACTTCCGTAGATATGAGCATATGTTATCTTCTTTACCTGTTCGCGAAGCTCTGGTGTTACTACTCCAAATACATTCGCTGTTGCTGCATGAAAGTCACGTTGTCCGTCATATACAACATTTAATTCTGCGCTATTTACAGCCTTAACCAGGCACCTATAATCAACAGCATTGAAGTCCAATGTCGCTATCTTACCACCTTCGAAGCGACTGACAATGGCTCGCCTGGCTACGCCATGAGGTATAGCCATGCAGTTGAATCCACTCTCTACTCTTAGTCGCCACGTCTTTGATCCAACCGGACAGATACGTGTCTTGACAAATCCGTTCTTGATGTTTCCCTTGATATGCTGAAAGAATTTTGTTTCGTGGGAAGCTAAATCATTTCTCTTCAGCTGAGCATCTACATATACCTCGTCTATCTTTATTCCTGAAGACTCCATCTGCAAAATATCTTTGAACACGGGAAAGACAGTACTCTCATATTTGACTATAGTTTCAGGAGACAACTTTTCCCAAAGCTGTTGCATGACCAATAGGCGTGCATTCATGTAGCTTATTCTCAAATCATCTGGAATAAGTTCCTTCAAAGGAATTTTTTCTACATCTACCTTAGCGGCAGAAATAGCTTTGGTGTGTGCAGAGAAACGTTTCTCAAGTTCTAAATAGTCACCACGACTTTGGATGTCTATACTTCTTACTAGACGAGAAAGTTCACCATCACACTCATAGAGTAGTTTGAGATCATATATCATCTTCTCATGTGATAATCCAGTGGCATACAACTTTCTCGCATCAAAACACACCAACTTATCTGTCACATCAATGGAGTATTCCTTTACTCCATTTGTATATGACATGTATGTTTCGCCCGAAAAAACCTCAAGACTCTTTGATCTATCGAGGTATCCGTCGATGAAAGTCGCGCCCATTTATCCATTATAACACAAAATTGGATAAAGTTAAATATGAGACGTCAACGACGATGCAGCCTCAGATTGAGTGGCAGGCCTGCTAGTTTTCGTTTTTTCATCTTCAATGTACATCACTTTAGGAATGTTTTTCTTCTTGCCAACCTTTTTTGGCTCCTTAACAGAATCAGCAGGACGAGGTCGACCTTGAGTTCCAAGTGGATCTGTTCCTTCAGATCTAATGTTCATTGTGGTTGTGAAGTTTCCTCTTTCGATGACGTCTTCTCTATCGTACACTCTGAACAATCCATCCCATTGTTTTACTCCGAAATCCATCCACACGAGACCGAATTGACCCATGACAAAGTTTCCAATCATAGTGATCTTACCTGTGATGTTTGCAGAAAAAATTGTTTGAATTGCAGCCGCTGAGTTCTCTTTTGTTTTTACATCAGGGCTGCTTGTCTTATCTGAACGATCTGAATGGTTGTTTCCGTAATATTTTCTTTGCATGATACCTTGCATGTGTGGATCTTGTTCTACTTGGAAGCTAGTATCTTGTATGTAAGAGTTTCCATTTGCTAATGACACAAATGGAATACCCTTGGCTTCGACTTTTTCTCTAACCTTATCGCGGGTGAGATTTTCATTTCCCTTTTCGTATTCATCGGATGTAAATTTTACATACTCATCTTTGGCATCATAAATATAAATGTCTACCTTCTGCTTACTTTCCCCTGTCTTTGATCCAAGATGAGAAGCTTTCAAAACAATGTTTGGGATGGTATGTTTTTCTGGTTTGCCTTTTTGAGTCCACACGGCAGAATCGTTAAGTATTCTGAGGAATGGTTCCATGAAGTTATATACGTTCATGTTCGTTCCTTCATTGATGAGTTTAACAAAAATGCTTTCTATATCTATTAGCGGAATTTGAAAATCACCTATTGATGTTCCGCCTTTGCCAACGTATTTTGGAACAGCGGTACCGGCTCTACTGTTGATATTACCCCAAAATAATCCAGTTAAATTGAATCCTGCACCTTTGAAAGCATCTGCAAGTTTAGGAGCAAAGACAACATTAAACAGGTCTTTCATTTTAACCATCTTGTTACGTCTTTTTCTATCGTTCTGAGTCACACCTGGGTCTGCCACTTTATCTTGCAATTTTTTGATAATGTCTTTAAGATTTTTCCCAGATTCACCATAAGCGTCTGGTGCATTCTTATAGCCTCTCTTTTTTTCACTTTTAGTCAATTCTCTGCTTTTTTCTGCAACGAATGTCTGCTTCATACTAAACGCACCTAATTCATATCCAGAAATGTTAAAATGAATCTCGTTGTTCTGCTTAATATTGAACGTGTAATTAACAACTATAAATTTTATGAACTCTTTACCAGGTGCTGTTTGAGGGCCGCTTGTACCAGGTTTAGTATTGGCAACACCTTCTCCATTTAATATACCGTTTTTAACATGAGTAGATGACGCCCAACCATATTCCAAGGCAAAAGTCTCACCGGGAGTTATTAAAGAAGACCACGAATCTTGATCTGTGAGATGCTTCCTATCTTCATCTATATGCTTTTCAAAAATTACATCTGGTTTGTGAACAACGAAAGATAGATTAACAGTACGAATAATAATTAACCCTCTTGGGTTTTCTGTCTTAATGCTAATTCTTTCGAGCGAAACTGGTGCTCTCTCTCTAAATCTAGATTTGTCCACATTATTAATAGACGCTCCAAACTTTGGAGATTGAGTAAGAATAAGAGAAAGAGGGTTGGATGGGATCCCGTCTTTACCGTGCATCGGTTCACCTGTCGTTTGATTTATTTCCCATAGCAAAGCATATGGAACAGCTTGAGCCTTATCCGCAGCTGTTATTTGTTCTAGTGCTTGTAGGGCCTCAGAGACAGGTACTTGGCGAACAGGTTTGTCATTAGGGCCTGCATCTTTGAACTCTTTAGCCATTTGTCACCTTATGATTTTATTAATGACATCTATAGCATGAACTGGAATTTTTAGAGCCTTACCAGGAATAAGTCCACCAGACGCAAATGGATAATTGATATTGTTTACTAGAGATATTACCCACCAGTATTGGTCATCTCCTAAAAACTTGGCTGCCAAATGATCCAACCTATCACCAGCCTTAAAGACATACTCTATTGTTTGTACCCCAGCCAGAAGGTCTACATTCTTTAATCCCGCGGCAAGTTTCGGCAACCTAAAACTTCTGTAGGCGTTGCCGTCTATTACACCAGTATCTGAATATCTACTTTTAGCCATTGTTATTTCTCGTCGGATTCCTTAAGGGTTTCGTAGGTTACCTCTTGTCCGCTGCCAAACTTTCTGAATCCGTCCTCTCTTGCTATATTTGATTCTCCTATATCAGATATTCTAATATCGGTGCCCTGCTGATTAATCTGCCCAAGCACTCCGAAGTTGCCTTCCTTCCCTCTACCAACAGGTCCGTCATGAAGCACAGTGAATGTCAGACTTACTTTTACATGTCTAGGAAGTTTGAAATTTTCTTTAAGTTCCCAGAGAGAATCTGTAAAATCAAAATTGAGGTTCTCTATAATACCAGGCAATCCGTATGCACCTTCACTTCCTATAGCATTTACCACATCTCCAATTCTCATACGTACTACAGGACCTGATCTATACGAGAGATTCTTATCCAACTCTGGATATGTAAGAGAAGAAAGCCAATGAAGCTTTTGATAAATAGTCCTCACATCTTCTGGTCCAAATGCGACGAGATCGAATCCTAGAGAGATTGTTCGTGTTGTAGACATGTATGTTGCGACTGGATCTACTCTTCCAAAGTATTGCGATTTGTTCCATTCTGGAGAAAGAGACTCAGCAAGACTCGTTATGATTGGTCTAAAGTAAACCGTTCTGTATACGTCCCCCACGGGACGTAGATCTGTGAAACATAGTGGCACATAAACAGAATCTGCTGAAGTATCTTCTGCTCCTGGCTGTCCTCCAGCGAAGACTCTAAATCCGAACTTATTATCGCCTTTCAATTTCATCGGTATGATGCCGTTTTCAAATGCTACACCAGATGTTTTAATCGGATCTTCGGCTGGTGTTCCACCACCACTCTTGAAAAGATTACTAGCATTGTTGGCAATATTATCGAAAGCTGCAGAAAGTCCTCTAGTGATGCCCTGTCTTTCTTTTATCACTGCAAGATCTTGGTTGTTAGTCTTGTAGTCTGGTTTAACAAGATTTTTCCCCGTCGTATTAGGTGTATTACTTAGAACAAAATTAACGAGTTCGCCAATTTGAACTTGCTTATCTTTGGATCCATCACCAAGATCAAGCGCTGGTTTCAAGAAAAATTGTCCAATTGGTGGCGGAAGTATAAGAGCAGGATTCCATACAGTGCCATACACGTTCTGAGCAAAAAGTCCTACCTGAGTCAGTGCATGAAGCGCAACCTTGCCTGGATCTGTTCTGGCGAGTCTCTCTATTTGTCTCTCGTGCAAAAACGGATCAGTTGCTAATGAACCTGGATCTGCTGCACCAAGCATCGGAGAGTATGTTTCCCCAAGTATGGAATACCCAGAGCTAGGAGTAGCTTGCGGATTAACTTTTTTAGGATCTGGATCTTTACCTGGTGTGGTGTTTGTTTTCAAATCGAGCGCAGAAACTTTTGTTGGATCTGGTGCCTCACCCGGAGTTGTATCAATTTGAGGGTCAAGTTTCCCATACACTATCGTTTGTTGTTTTGGACGAATGAAACCAGGAGCTGCAGGAAGTTGCGCTGGTATAGATTTTGCAGTAGCTGGAGGTAAGGGTAACAATGACGGAAGCAAGTTTATAGTAGCTGGAGGCGCAGGTAACAATGATGGAAGCAATTTCGTTGTAGCTGGTGGCAGAGGAAGAGGCGAAGGCAACAATTTTGTTGTGGTTGGTGGTAGAGGAAGAGGTGAAGGCAGCAACTTTGTCGTAGCTGGCGGCAGAGGAAGAGGCGCCGGTAATAGATTTATAGTAGCTGGTGGAGGCGGCAAAGAAGACGGAATAGAATGAGGTGGAGCTAATTCCGGTGGAAGAACTGCCGGCACCGACTGTGGCGGTGCTTTCTCAGGCGGTAATACAGCTGGTATAGATAGAATAACCGCTGGAGGGGGAGGAAGGCCACCTGGTGCACCGAGCTCAACCTTAGGTGGTGGTGGCAATGGGGAAGGATGAGAGAAGGTCAGATCGTGATTAGGGAGATCGAGCTCCAATGGACTTTCTTTCGTAGGATTGTATGGATCACCAGCCGTATCTGCGTTCTTAGCTCGTGCTACAATGAATTTTCCTATGAGTGTAATTTCATGAGCCATTTACTTTCCTCAGCCGTTGCTATACTTAGGAAGAACTCTTCCTACCGCATTTCCGTCCAGATATACATCTCCAGCGACAACTGTGATTTGTTGTCCATTAGCAGTTGACGATTGACTCTTTGCTACTTGAGCTAGATTTACTGGACCAGAACTTGGCGTTACTCCAGCTGGTTGAGATGTTGCTGGAACTTGACCGGGAATCTGCAGCGGTTTCATTTTCTCGTTCGCATTTCCTTTCAATGAAAGAACATGCTCACCTTTATTTAAGTCCACCCCTTTCCATCCTGCCATGGCAGGATCTTGATATCCAGTGTCGTACTTGGCTCCTGCCTTGGCCCGCATCTTTTCAAGAGTTCCAGAAATATCCTTGATGCCGCCTTCTTCAAGAACCTTCTTTATATCACTATCTCTCCAATCTGCAAATCGTGTACCAAGAGAACTCAGTTGCTTCTCGCTCAGTCCTTCTCCACCTTTCGAATCTTTAAGCTTAGCCATCACTCCTTCTAGACCTCCCTCGCCTGTGAGGGACATGGAATGTTCTTTGGCTAGATCTTTACTACCTTTATCCTTAAGAAAGTCAGGAATTAGATCTTCCATGAAACCTGGAATTTGTGATCTAATCAAAGTTTTTATAAGCTCCCAAGAGTCTGTAAAGAAAAGAGACATATTGTCTTTCCACGCGAGAGCAGTATCAAGGAATATGTCTTGAACAGATTTACCGCCGATTGTTATATTTTCAGCCGCTGATTGAATAGCTGTACCTATAAGAGCACCAAGAGCTGCTGCGGCAGCAAGGAGTGCGAGCGGAGCAAGAACTGAGGTGACAACCGTTCCCATCGTGGCTAGAACAGATGAGAGACCGCCCGCCGCGCCGATTGCTTCGACGACTGAGACTATACCAGATATGACAGACATACCACCGAGAACAACTTTCAAACCTACAAATCCTGCTATAATTGCTCCTATATTGTCGGCAACAAACCTAAAAAAGCTCATTGCGTAACCGAGATTTTCTTTGGTGAAAATAGTTTTGACAACTTCTTTACCAGCCGTGTATAATTCTTTTACTCCATCTGCAAAAGATCCGACTGACTCAACTATATCATCAATCATTTTTTTTGATTCGGGACCATCTCCAGTTAGAATGTCAAAAATGCTTCCTAGATCTTTTGCAATAGCTTCAATGAAGTCTATAACTTTTTTATTTTTACCTATCTTATCAATAAATCTAATGAGTTTATCAAACATCATAGTCATCTTTACACCAAAACTCATCTTATCTTCGACGTCTGTTGCTAAGCCGAATACCTTTAGGATGGGTTTAATAAGACGACCAACGGCCGCTGTAACATGATCCCAGCTTGCACCAAAGTTGTGTAACGTCTGAGCAGTTTGGGCAAGACCATCCCTGATCGTATCTTCATCTGAAATCTTTTTCTTGTCAGCTTTGGCCTTCTTTTTCTCAAACTGCTCAAGTGTCATTTCATTGTTAAGAACACCTGCCATCTCTTCCTCAGAGAGTCCCATCGTATCTGCCATGTACTTACGTTCCTGGCGATTCATTCCTTCCCAAGTTTTCCCTTGGGCCTTCAATGCCTGGCGTACTGTCTCTAGTCGTTTGCTGGGATCTTGTTCCATCATCAAATCTATAGAACTTATGTTTGTTCCAAAAACTGTATTAAGTTTTGCTGCGGCAGTAGCAGTAGATTCGAAAGTGTCGGTCATCTCTGTGAACTTCGCGAGTGATTGCAGGGACACACCCAATTTCTTTGCATACGCTGCAGACTTCAGAAACATGGCTTGACCAACTTTTCCAAACGAAACCATAAACCCTTTGCTCTGCGTAATCTCCTTACCAAAATCAGCAACGGAAACACCAGCTAAATTGGCAGAATCTGAAATGGCAACCATATTATGATTGACATCTTTAGACGTGTCTCCTAACTGAATAGCCATATGCGTGAGTTCACCGGCTGCAGCTCCACCAATGCCCAGGGCACGACCAGCGAGGGTCGCCTTTGTTGTCATTTCATCGAAGTCGCCTCCGAGAAATCCAACGGCATGGGCTGTCTCTTCCCACATCTTAAGGCCCACACCTAACTCGCCACCAGTGAGACTTCTCATCTGACCTTCCACACCCCAAGCGGCTTTCCTAGTTGAATCAAGACCTGCGGTAGTACCACCTAACGATAGATTAAAAGCACCAGTAGCTGCCGTGGTTCTTTCCATGAGGTCATATACCTTCATGAAACCTTGCTTCAGTAAGTTTAAACTGAAGAACACAGAATCTATAGCAAGAGTTATGAGAGCTGTACCGAGTTTATCCAGAGCTATGAGCGCTTGTCCCATTCCTACCTTTGCCATAACAGAAAACGCGCTGTCCAAACCTTGGACTTGCTTTTCCATCATTTTCAAAGACTCTACGTTTTTTCCATTCTCTGCCTCTATCATGTTAGAAGCTTTACGCGCCTCCATTTCAGATTCAATCAAGCCTGTCTTTTTCTTTTTTAAGTCATTGACCGCCTCACCTAAGTTATCTAATTTTTCTTTTTGTGTTTTTAAGTTTGCGACAGCTACTTTACCAGACGGAGCCCCACCGGCCTCCAATTTTTTTATTACTTTGTCTTGGTCAATCTTTTTTCCCTGAGCCTTTTTTATCTTTTCGACTATTTCTAGTTTTTCATCTAAAATCTTTTTGATTTTCTGTTCCTGATCGACTAATTCCTTATTGCCTTTGAGTATCTTTTTCCCTTGGTCGTCCTGTGCCTTAGCCATCACCAGTCTAGTTTTGGCTAACTGCCCCAAACTTTCTGCCAATTTTTTATTTATCTTTGAAGCTCCGGCTTCGGTTTGGCTGAGCTTCTCGAGCTTTCGTTCCATACTATCTACTTCGCCGATGCCCTTGACGGTTATGTTAAGTCCCCAGTCCTTTTCGAATAAAGCTTCTACAGAACCAAGTTTGGTGACCATGTCACTTAAAAGGCTATTAACAGACTCTAGGTCTGGCTTAAGATTGCGTGGTATACGCATTCCCCCACCGCTACCCTTTTTATCATTAGCCATTAACTATTCCACCAGTCTGTATTCATTTTTTATTCCATGGAGCAGGACCCGAGTTAATAGGCTTGTCTCCTTTCTTCTCGTTTTCTTTTAGTGTTCTATGAATCCACCATTTCCTTATCGCGACCGGCATGTCCCATGCAGATTCATATGATATTTGACAATGATACGTTAATTGAAATAATTCCTCAAGTATATATTCCTTGTCTTCAGCTACCAGGCCAAAAAAATTCCGTCCCCATCGGGACGTCCACCTCCGACTCTTCATTGCACTTTTCGCAAACGAGGGTCTGCTTCATCTCTACTCCGGGAGAAATAGTGTCAACAAACTTTCTTAGATCACGACTGTCGCGAGCTGGAAGGTTACGAATGATACCTGCCAACTTTGTCCTGTCTCGTTCTCCACCAAGTGAAATTACCTGTTGGAGCAACCTGGTAGTTACCAAACCATCTACTCCAGCTCCAACCTTCTTCGTCCTATCAAGAAGTGTAGAAAGTTCACGTTCATCTGCACCTGTGAACAATTTGAAGGTTACATCTTTATTACAAGCTGGGAGCCTGAAAAGGAACTCGTTGACTCCTGCCTGTATAGGTTCTAACCCAAGTCTTTTTACTGGTAGGGTAGCAAGATCAAATTCATGTTCTATCGTTTCGTCACATGCTGGACATTGAACTTTGACCTTGTATTGCTGGCCATATCCAGTAATACGAATAGCTATGAGAGCGGCATTTCTGTCACCAGACAACATGCTATCAGTATCTATGCTTCTGTCTATCATACAACCCTTGAGAAGCGTATCGATAGCTTTACCAGACTTAAGAAGTCCCCTAGATGTAAGGACGTCTTCGTCTCGGGCGGTCATTGCTCTAATCTGCAATGTTTCTGCCATAGCGAGAGCAGTTCCTGCGGCATATACTTTTCCTAGGCTTGGAAGAGGGACAAGGGCAGCCGGCGGTAGATATCCAACTTCACCAGGTTGCGGCTGAGTAGCACCCTGCTTAAACTCAGTCAATGAAACTTTGTCTTCTGACATGTTAACTCCGATTATTTATAGAGGTTAGTACTTCACATATAAATAGAGAGTCGGCAAGCTTTCTTTGCCCACGATAAACGTCTACATCTAAAATATGATCCAATAGGGATTTGAACCCTAAACCTCCCAGGTCATTAGTCTGGGTGCTCTTCCATTTGAGCTATTGGACCGAACTGGTGGGAAGGGTAGGGATTGAACCTACGGCCTGCATCTTTCGATGCCGCTCTATCTGTCTCTGAGCTACCTTCCCGAAATGGTGCCCCAGGGAGTTCTCGACTCTCCGACCTTCCTCTTAAAAAGAGGCTGCTCTCCACTGAGCTACCGGGGCAAAAGTTTGTCATTTTAATAGTGGCAACCTAGAGAAATACCTCCTCAGGTCACTCCGAAGTCCTGGGCATACACCGATGGCCATAAGTTGGCCAGTCCACGGGGCATCAGGTTCAAATATAAGTTTATGTGGGATTCCAGCTTTGAAAAGTTCCCATCCAAGATCTTTGAGCTCTGTCTCATCTTTCGTCACGAGGGCAAAAGCGAATGTTCCAGAGTGCAAGTTCCCAGGGGAGCTTTCACCTGCTGCGTGAATTAATTGTGCTGCTTGGACACCATGAGGAAGGTCAGCCCTCGTAATACAATAGTGGGCTATTACATCTTCCTGCTTTTTACTGGTAATGACCGCAATGGTTTGATTCGTTCATAATATACCTATGAGTCTAAAAACCAAAAGGGAAAACTATTTTTTCGGAGCTGCTTGAGGCAATCCTTTCATGTGGATAGGCTCTGGCGGAGCGGCATGCATCTTTTCTAGTACCTTCGCGACGATATCTCTCTCCGTCTGAATAACGGCATTGTCGTCCCGAAATGCATGGAGGGCCGATAACACAGCTTTCATCTCTGGATCGTCTAATTTAGATAGTACACGTTTTGCAGAGGCAGGTATTTCTGGTGCCCAGTCACCTTCTGCTTCTACCATCGTTTGGAGAGATTCCCAAATATTCATAAGTTTTCTCTGCATCAATTGGCAACTCATCTACCTGTTTAGCCACCGCAATGAGACCCTTATTATACCACTTTTGTTACTCTGTTAAGTGCCGATCTGATAATCGTCAAATTCATCCATCTCTTTTCCTGCAACAATAGCATTACTCAACTGCTTCTGAAGAGCTGCGGCGTGCTTAGCGAGAGCGTAGATATCCATGAGAAGACTTTGATCGTCATCTTTATACATGTTAGTCTTGGTTCCCTTCAGCATACCAGCTGTCATCTCTGCCAGTTTCTTGACTTCATCTACTGCAGATTGCGACAGGCCACGGCCCTTACTTGGCTTCATGCCGGGATTAGACGCAGTCTTTGGCTTGAAAGGGATAACGTCGCCTTCTTTAATCTTGAAGACTTCTGTCAAAAGTGGCATTTTACGGAACCCAGATAGTCTTGGAGATGAAATTCTGTCAAACCCATTCTTCAGAGATTTGCCGCCAAGGGCGGATGTCTGAGGGTGCTGACCGACAGTCATCGGCGAACCTTTCCCAGGAACTTCTTTACCTGTTCTCCATACTTGAGGTACTTCATCATTCCCCAGCGGAGTTCCAAACAATCCGACCTTAAGCTCCTTCATGTGCACGTCAACAACTTCCTTAGCGCCAGGAGTTAAAGGCATGAGTGCGACCTTCGAGAGCGAATCTCCAAGAGAACCGTCTGTTCCAGCTTTGACTTTCTTCCAGTGCTTCGGAGAGAAGGCAATCGTGGTGCCATGCGGTTCTTCTAGTACTGTCAGTTTAGAAAATGTCTGATCATCTATTTCATCAAACGAGTACTCAGTTTGAATGTCGGCTGAATTGTACGCGTTTTTTGAATTCGAAGACTCGGGCATGATTACCTAAAATGAACCTCTTAGTACTGGAGTGTAGCGTTGTCGAACCTCATCGTGAATGCAATTTCTGCATTATCAGATGAAGCGTAGTCAAGATCTCCCCAGTTGATGTCCTGCGGCCAGGCGCCGCGGATGTCCCAGAGTTCTACCACTGTTCCTTGAGGATCAAGGAGCTTCAGTGTGATATCTTTCTTGTAGAATGTGGCATATCCCATACGTCCAGTGAGAGGCTCATAATTCAGTCTGAGCCAATCCATTATCTTCTGTGCGGCAGAAGGAGCGACAGGGTCGTGCATGGTCACAGCCATCGGGTTCCATGCCATCTTCCCTGACAGGTAGCGCTTCGCGTTGACATAGTCTACGACGGTCTCTTCAAACGTAGCTTGTGGTCTAGCCGCCGTCTTCATTACGAATGCATCGACACCATCGATCTGAAGAATCCACCTGAACTTCCTCTTCGGCTCGTATGTATTAGCAAGCAACTGTGCAACTTCTAATGTTTCTGCGGCCATTGTCTTATCTCCTATCTTTGGACCCTGAAATCAAACCGTCCCAGTTCTAATTATTGAGACGGTTTCTTTTCGGTCTCATTTCTAGAATTTCATTTTTATATGTGTCATGCACGCCCACCCGGCAAGGTAAACATTCCCAGCCTAGCCAGGCGTCTTTCGAGGGCAGGAGATCTATTCTGGA